GTTTTCATAGTCGCTGCTACTGACGTTATTGCCAAGCCGCTGCATCTGCTGTTCACACAGATACCGTGCCAGACCACATGCTTTCGCGGTGGCCTGCTCGTCAAGGAACAGGGCGTCAGGATCTGCGCTACAAGTGAACAACAGGGCCAGTTGTTCGGCGGTAGCTTGCGCTCTGCCCCAAATAGCGTGCAATTTGTCTTCTCTGTATTTTAAGTATGCGTCCTGCACTATATTTTCAAACCTGCGCATGTATTCCATTGTTTTCTCTGTATGCCTGACCACGCGGGCGTCACCGTGCGCAGATGGGCGAGGTATGTACCGGCCCTTAGTCTGGTGCGTCCATTTTTCTATCCAGCCGAGAATAGTATCCGGCGTAGGCCCGGTAGTGCGGGTGTACGACATGCGCGGGAATGGTGTGTTGGTCTGGAAGGTCAGAAACCTTGGTACAAACCCGTCCTCTATGTTGCTATGGTCAATAGCATTGTAATATTTGTCAGGTACGCTGGTACCATACACAACTACAATCGGGTCTTCTATATCGGTGCGTCCATCACCGTCTTTGCTCTTTTTAAGGCTCTTCCCGATCCATGTGTGGCCTGCAGTTGATTGTAGCTTCATCAGGGTGGGGATGATGGCAGCCAGATAGCCTTGTGCTTTTTTGCTGGTCATGGCTCCTAAAGCGTGTCCGATTTCGTCAAGCTGGTAGATGGCCTGCCCTCCGTTGTTTGCAAGCTCGTCCAGCAACCCGGATTCCGAACCTATGGTTTCTGCGCCTATCAGATGTTTGTTGTCTGAGTCTACTAGCGCACGACGTATACAGTTACGTGGCTCGTTTTTGCCTGACGCTGAGTCTCCGAGGGCTATTATCATCAGATTTGTACGCAGGCCGGTATGGGTCTGCACCTTGCGCCCCATCAGCAGACCGGCGAAAGCTAAAGAAGCGGCAAAGGCGAATATAGGCTGTCTTCTCACAGCGCATGAGTTTATCCATCCCTGCATGTCATTCACAAATCCGGGTATATCCATAAATGCGTCGGGTATTTTTTCAGGATCTACCGGCTTGTCGCGATCTGTTGATCCCTTTGGCTGCTGCTTGATCTTCAGTGGGCGCGTTTCCTCAAACCTGTCTTCAGGCTTACTGCCAAACCCTTCTCTGCTTAGCCCGCTTGCTGATGCCTCAAAGTCTCCGTTATGGTTCAGGTAGGTGTGAACAGCAAACTTGCTGAAGCCCCTGTTCTGTTCAAATTCTGTGCTGCTTGAGAAACAATAGAAGAATCCGCTGCCTGCATAGTTGGTGGTGGCGCTGATGCCGTACTCCTTGCCTGGGCGAGTCCAGAAGGCTTCATCACCACGGGCAAAGCAGCGTTTCCACCCGTGCGGTTCCAATATCTGATCCCATGTAGTACGCTCGGCAAAATCATCACCCGGACGCAGGCCGTCTGAGTCGGTTGACCGGTCGTTAATCTCGGCGTATTCAATGGTTTTCGGCATCCGGTCAAACGATAGAGCCAGATGGTGCAGCTCCCTGCGTTCTTTGGCTGACAGGGTGGGCACAGTCTCCAGAGATCCCGAGATCAGTCTGTATTCGCCTTTTGGATTGACTGCACCGGATGATGGTGCCGCGATAATAAACCCTCCTTCTCCGCGAGTTTCGATCATCACCTGCACCTTGTCCCGCTCGTGGGTGCGCTCTTCGGGCGTCTTCTCTCTGCTTGCCAGCTTCAGGTTTCCGACAATCTCTTCGCAGCGGTAGAGCCAGTGGACACCCTTGGGCGAGTGTTCCAGATAGCCAGCTTCTATCGAGGCTACCAGATCACCCATGCCACACGATGCTGCTGCCCCCTTAAATTCGTGGTAGCAGTCGGCATCGTCGAAATCCATAACCTCCAGGTTGCCGGATACCGCTCCGCATATAAAGCCTATGTTATTCAGTTTCCCTGCATACCATTCCTGTATTTTTTCTGGGGTGGGCAGGGTGGCCTGGAATTGCTTCCAGCGTCTGTCTGATTGCGAGTTGCCCAATGGTTGCTTAGACCCGTCTTCCATTGCTGGCATGACACAGAATCCAAGCTCAAGGGCGTGCATTGCATAATTGAGCATACCGTGTTGCTCCTGATTAAAATGGGATGATGCGCTGCACAAAGCAGTCCTGACTTTTGTTGCGCTCGCTGTTTGGTATTGCCGCGTCATGCAGCAGGCACTTGCCGGGATGTCCTTCAAAGCCGTCGTACTGCTCACAGTTCCAGCAGTTCTCTTTGACGAACTCTACCTCATCCATCAGCGACTTCAGTCTGGCAGGCAGCGCGGCTTTCACCGCGCTAACCTCCTTCTCTGTCATCATCCGCCTAGGCAGCGCCACTGTTCAGTGCCTCGAACACCTTGTCGGCATCACCATCCACAACAGAAAACTCTGCCTGATCTTTCAAGAACTCCTTGTACTCCTTGATCCCTTTTTTGATACCCTTCTTGCTCAAGTTGTTACTGCTGGCGAACGAGTCCAGCATGGCGGTCATCTCGTCCTTCAGTTCTTGTACCTGCTCTTCGCGGCTGATAAACTCTGTGTAAAATTCATGTGCGTGCATTGTGTGATCTCCTTTTATTGTTGGTTAATTACTTGGCCCAGCTTGGCTTAGGCTTGCCTGCCGCTGCTGGCTTGCCTGCCGCTGCTGGCGGAGCACCTGCCGGAACGTAGGTCATATACCCCTTGATCTTGTTCTTGTCGGGATAGTTGTCTTTGCCTTTCTCAATCCCCACGTTCAAGCTGATCGCTTTGGCGTACAGCTGCTCTGGCAGGGCGTCCAGGTAGGACTCCATCTGTTCAGCGTCCTCAACCTCAAACAGGCCATCGTAATACCCCATCGCGTTACAGGTTTCGCAGATGCCTTTGAAGGTGCGGACAGCCATCTTCTGTGCGTCTTCGCTGCTGCAGTCCAGATTCAGGTTGTCCCACAGTTTGCGCCCGACGAACTCAGGACCAGTTACTTCCAGCGTGAGCACCAGCATGTGGCCGCCTAGCTTGGTTTCTTTCCATTCGTGGTTACTGATCTCGGCGCTGTACTTGCCTACCGGCAGGAGGGCAAAATCGCCACTGGTTGCTTCGCCTATTGATTCTTTGTCAAAATTCAAAAATGCCATTGTTCCATCTCCGTTCTGTAGCGTGGTTGATTGTAGTGTCGCTTCTGGAAACACTCGTTTTAATTCTGCGAAAAATTCTCCGATTTCCTGCTGCGTCATGCCGTGCATTGCTACTGCCCCTTAATGGCGTCCATCAGGTGATCGAACACCAGCGGCATCTCTGGTGGCAGATCATAGCGGTTCTTGGCCACGTAGCCTGGGCGCTCTGCCGTGTACAATAGCCGCTCACCAGACCCGATACCCCGGACGTGGTCCCCTTTCCCCTTGTCCCCCTTGGTTACTACCTTGTAGCCAGCATACCCGACCAGATCGGACCACTCTTCAACTATGGCCGACGCCTTGGGGTGCAGCTTGAGCATGTAGCGGTCATACGGTTCAGTTGTCGGGCTTTGAAATGCCTTGATCTGGCTGTGAGCAATCAGGATAGGGGTCATGCCCTTGGTGTTTCTCAGATAGTTCAGGCCATTAAGGATCTCCCTCCAATAGTTAAGAGCGTAGATGTAGCCCTTGGCAAACCCGATGTCCTCGATATTCTTCTTCCCGTGATCTTCCGCCACCTTTGCCCACACCATTCCCTCCAGCCAGTCCAGCGAATCCAGTACCACGGTCTTGTAATCGTGGTCTTCGGTCACCAGCGCATCTACATGGTCAAAGACCTCATCGTAGGTACTGGCAAGCGGAAAGTGGTCTACCGTGAGCTGCCCCAGACCATCCTCAGTGCAGATAAAGATCGGCTTTTCTGCTGCCGCCGCGAAACTGGTTTTGCCAACCCCTGGACCACCGAACAATACCAACCGTGGTGGCCTGATCTCGTTGGTGCGGACCACGTTCAACCGGCTAAACTCCTTTGCTGCGTTCCATTCTTCCTTTTGCTTCTCTACCATTCCCTCCTCCTATCTGATTGTTAATGTTATTCCTGCTTCGATGTGTGCGCCGGGTACTGCGCCCCCCTTCTTGATTGCCGCCTTGATACCGGCCTTGTCTGGTTCGTAGACCACCTTCATGTACTCTGCTGGAAGGGATGACGAATCATCAATGATTAGTGTGCCCTGTGACAAACCCACGCTTACGCGGAATGTACCGGCATCCACCTTGTCTATGTTGGCGTTCAGCAGCGATTCCTTCATGTACTGCCTGATGCGGTCTGCCTTGTTCTCAAGGGCTTTGCGGCGTTCGGATATCCGTTTTTCTTCGGTCTTGAATGCTTCCGCTGATGCTTCGACCATTTTCACCAGCTTGCAGATGTTTTCTGCTTTCTTCTCAATGTCTCCCGATACGATAGTCAGTAGGGCGTTGTCCACTTCGTCTGGATCGTCAATATCCATCAAGGCGTTGAAGTCGTCGGTTAATTTGTAAAGGCTGATGTTCATGCTTGTCTTCTCCCGTACTCGGCCAAAAGCAGTGCCTCTGCCATGCCGTCTGATGGTTTGCGGCACCGTTCAGGCACCAGATTAATTTGCGGGAACAGGTTCTCTGCGGCCTGTATACTGGCGTCCTTGCTCTTGTCTGTCCCTGCCAGCATTGCTTTCTTCCATGCCTGCGGTGTTGGCTCTACGATCTGGAACCCCAGAGCGGTACACACGCCAAGTACCTCGCCGTATCCCTTGCCGAACTTAAATGTCGAGGCCACCCCCTGACCCTTCATAGAATGTACTGATTCCACAGTAGTGGTTTTGCCAGTTTGCCCATAAGTATCCGCCCACAATTTCAGAACAGTGTAAAGCTGCAACCTTGTGGCCGGCATAGGGATAGCGGTGTACTTATCTCCGTATATCATTGCAATACCGCCCTTAATGCCGGGGTCAATACCTACAAATAAGTGATTACTTGACGTAGTATTTTTTGCTGTCTCGGTCATAATTCAAAACCCCTTTGTTTATAAGTTCAGACACACATTTGTTCAGACTGCCATGCGCTAAAAAAATGTTCTTGCTGGCTGGGCATAATCACTAAATTGCTGGTTGCATTGTTTTCTTGGTCGCAGTCTATGTGGTGTACTACTTCGTGATCTTGCAATGTCCGGCCTATTTCCTGTTCCAAGACATATCTGTGCAGTGGGTAAAAATGTTTTTTGCTGCATGGATGATCGGGGAGATATATCAATTGCGACCCCTTTATCTTGTTGCCGCGTTTGTATTTGACCGTACCTTCCATGTTTTTTTCTTGTGAGCCGATTTGCAGGCGGCTCCACAATACCCAATGGAGTGCCTTTTATTGTTTGCACGATCTTGGTAAATGGCATTTCCACAAAAAGCACAAATTGTCTTGACGCTGTACCTCCAGCGCATTTTCCCTTTGTACTCATGTCTGCGCCGGTAAATATTTTCTTTGTAGTGTTCCCACTCACACAGGCTCACGCTGCCCCCCCGTCCAGCCAGTTCAGGCAGTGGGTAAGCGCGGTATAGGGGTCAATATGATAAC